GCATCGTTATCCAATGAAATAATAATATCACTAACACCACTCATAAAGATTTTCTCAACTAATTGTTTAGAAGGAAACTTACCCAGTAGTGGAATTGCGTTTCTTTTGATTGTGATTGCATCAAATACACCCTCACAAAGTATAATGGGTTCATTCCAATTTACCTGCGATTCAAATGCTATTATATTTTTACTAATTGGAGGATTTTTATATTTCATCTTTTCATCCGGATAATACGAACGAGAAACAAAATAATTTAATGAACCATCTGCGTTGTATGATGGTATAATTACCCTACGGGCATACAATCCCTCTTTACAATAACCTATATTATATTTTACTATATCTTTTTGTGTAATACCCCTTTCAGTTAAATAATGAATGGCGTGTTTATATTCTGGATTAAACCCCACTGGCTCCTCATTTAAGGATATGTATTCTTTTGGAAGGGAAATGTATACTTTTGTTTCTGCATCCTCCTGTTGAGGTGTATAATTGCTATCTCCGTATATTTCTCTGATTATGGATATAGTTTTCCTGTCCACATCAAGTTTACGAAGTAGGGATGTCAATTTTTTACCACCACTATTACAAGTCCAACAATGCCACTTTTGGGTTTCTGTATTTACCTGTAATTTTTGTTTATGGTGATTACAAAACGGACAATAAAATGCTAATTCGTTTCCTTTTAATGTAAGATAACTACCCAACGCATTTGATAGCGTGGACACAACTATATTTTTATCATTTTGCTTCAACACCTACCAAATATACAACAAATATTTGATATTTCCAAATATTTTATTGTCTATTTTCCTCTAAAAACCACTCTTCTGGGATGAATTTATCGGCATACTTAAATCCGTTCTTTTCACACCACATTCCGTATGTAGTTTTTGAGTTTTTGCTGATTTTGTTCTTTGAATTCGAAAATACAAAACGAATATCCAAATTGGGATTTTGTTCTTTTACTAATTGGTGTTTCTTACGGTCTGCAGCAACGAACCTACCTTTTGTTTCTACCCTGATACCATTAGGTAACTTAAAATCAGGATGGTAATTGTGAGATGAAGCAGGGATGATGTATTCAACTTTTTCAGTTTCATATTCTACTTTTATTCCTCTACTTTCTATTTGAGATGATATGGTTTCTTCTAAACCAGACTTAAACCCATACTTCTTCGCAACCCATTTTGGATTGTTTTTTTTATTTGTAACTTTTTTAGCCATTAAGTTTATTTCTTAAGAGTATCTGAGTATTTTTTCTCATTAATTTCACCACCTCTACCTGTTTTGAATTTTGCTGCAGTTAAAACTTGGTCATCTGCTTTTTTCAAATCGTTTGTAGTGTATGGAGTTTTTGCGTTTACACCAGCTTCAAATCCGATTTTATCAACACCTAATGCTGATTGTTGAGCTTTGTACATTTCTTCTATTGTAGGCATATCTTTTTGTTTTTGTATATAAATATAAATTATGTGTCAAATCGCACAATAAAGTTTACAGGAATATCATGTTCCGATTTTATTGGTTGTGGAAGTTTTGCCACAGCAACCAAATCGCAGTTATCATCGTATAAACCAATTGTCGTAATAAATGGAGTTAAGAAAGAACCTGTTGAATCCACCGAACCACTTAAATCATAATGTTCAAATCCACCTGATACTGAATTGTTTACTGATGAACCAAATCTATAATCCAATACATCTCCCGTTTCTAATGTAGTTTTTTTACGGATATATTTAACACCAGGATTTGTTGTTACTTTGTATGTTTTACCATCCGTTCCAACTAATTGTGATGTTTCTTTACCAACTTCAACAATTGCGGTAGGATTTTGTGAAACATTAAATTCATCTTCATTTACTATGAGAAGATATTCATGTTCATATATTGTTTCCGTTGATTTGTAATTTAATGTCCAACCCCCTTGCAATAAACTTGCAATATCTCTTGTTAATACAATCAATCCGTTTGCATAAAACACATTACCAATTTTATCACTTCCAGCTGCACCTGATAAGAATGGTATATTTTCTACAACCATTATACCACTATTTATATCAAAGGTAACAATTTTTAAAGAATATGCAACCGAATTATACACAACATCAAACGTTCCTAATTGTAAATTAAATTGATTAACTGAACCTTGTAATGAACCGGAATAAATTCCACCCGCAATATCTACAAAATCCCATTTACCTGGATTGGTTTGTAAATCAATATGTCCAATTGTAACACTATCACCAATTGATGAAATAATATTACCATTACCATCATCTGCAAAGGAACTAACACCATCTATTAATTCTACCGAACCCTTTTTTATACCCTCACCAACATATATTTGTGGAATTGATATTACTTTTGCAGAACCTGATAAAAATCTATCTCTGGTTGATTGTTGAATATTATATTCCAATCCTTTTTGTCCGAATCTTAAAAATGGATTATCTTCGTTTCCATTATAGAATTGAGCTTTTAACTGTCCGTATATAGAATTTTTTGGATATAATCCAGATAAAACGGATGAAGTTTCATTAGCTTCTAATAAAGAAATTTCCGTAGACAACTCATTAAAACTCCATTGTTTGTAAGCTTTGAAAGGTCTAACACTAATATCCGACTTTGGTATTCTTTTTAACATATCTACTATAAATATCTATTAAACTAAAAACCCAACCTTTTGAGTTGGGCTTTAGATTTTATTTATTCTCCGATTAAAAGTCTAACTTTACTTTAATCGCAACCTCTTTATCAAATGATTTTTCAATAGGTTTAGAAGTTTTTGCGACTGCTAATAACTCATTTGCATCATCATATAAACCGATTGTTGTAATATAAACGTGTGGGTCTCTTTCAAATGTTGACCAAATAAATTGACCAGTTGAACCCGTTACAAATGTAGGATTGTTTGAGAAGTTAAATTCTCTATTGTTTGCTCTCACAAAATAATGAGATGTAGAAACATTTTCAGTTCTTCTTGATTGAAAATCTGCACCACCACTAATTGCAGTTAATAATTTAGCTGCACCTTCATCTTTAGATGAGTTAATGTGATACCAGTTTGCAATTGAAGAAGATGCTGGGTGCAATTGTAAATCAACCGATGCAGATAATGCATTAGGATTTAAAATCATAATACCCATATCAGGGTAGAATAATCCCCAACCTTGTCCGTTTGAAGCGGTGTAAGTATTGATTGAAGCAGTTAATGCAGAACCAATATTTAATGAACCAGAAACTAAATTATATACTCTACCCGCAGTTGTTACATTTTCATCAGTTCCACCACTATCATCAATTAAAGTTACTATTCCTCTTGAACCCGATAATACCAACGAAACGTTACCTGGGTCTAATCTTTCTTTGTATCTAGCTCTGTTGATATTGATTGCGTAGAAATTTTGTAAATCAGTACCATCATAAGTTGTGAAATATTGGTCATTTGCACTTAATAACACATTTGCGTATTGATTGTAAGTTGCTTTTGTAGGCATCGTAGAATCATCGTTTTGTGTTAATGTTGGTGCACCATTACCATTCTTATCTCCATATGCTATTGAGAACTGAACCTCTGATGCTTCATTACTTGGAATTAAATTATATACATCCATATAATATTTACCACTTGTAGATGAAGTATGTGCTTGTGTACTTGATGTAAAGAACACATTTAATGAACCAGTGTCACCACTCCATATTCCAGAAGTTACAACCTCAGTTCTATTAGTTACTTTATCAATTGCACCAAATTTTTTGTAGATACCATTACTAATTGTAGTAGTATCGGAACTGATTTGCTCACCGGTTCCTAAAAATTGGTTTACGATTCTAACTAATTCGTTAGTATCTATTGGAGTTCCTGAAGTGTTTGCTGCACCTGCTAAGTATTGTGATAAATTACTTGCTAAAAGGGCTCCTCTATTGTCTCTTATTACTGCCATAGTTTATATTATTGAACGTAAGTTACTGTCACTGGAATTGTTTGTGAACCACCCGTTTCATTACCATAGACTGTGATTGTAGTTCTAATAGTAGATGTTAAAGATGGGTTTGGAATAAATTTAAATGATAATCCTTTAGCGATTGCTGCTGTTGCTGATACATCATCACCAATAAATACTGGTACTGAACCTATATCAGATGTTACACCTTCACCTACAATATCACCTGCGTTTTTGTTAGATAATACGATTGTATATCCTAAACTTCTATTTCCTGCAGGAGATGTAGTTGGAGATAACGCAACTTCACCACTTCTTTGATTAACTGAAATGTTAGGAATACCAAATTCAACAACAGGTATTCTGGTTGTATTTTTTGGTAAAGTTACTAACTTATATTTCATTACTTGTGTTTCATCAGGATTAGCTTCTAATACAGGCATATTTTTAATTGCCGCATCGTAGTATGAAGAACCCAATGGATGAGCTGGTTCATATAAAGAATAATCAATCTCATCATCTGCTAATGCAAATTGAGTAATGTTTAATCCTTGTCCTGCTGCTAATTTTTCTCTACCCTTTTTAGTAAGAATTGCATCAACTGTCAACTCTGTATTACTTAAATATCCCATAGTATATTATTATTCGTTTGTTAATAAATATAAATATTTTAAAATTCCGTTATTCAACTTCCAAAATTGGTTCACTTGCATCTCTACCCGCTTTATTTACTTTCAATGTGTTAGGATTTGTAGTAAATGTTTCAACAGGAGGTGTTCCATCTAATGTAGTTGCTGCGGTATTTTTACTTCCTAAATAATAAGAATTTCTCATACCAGTTGTTAAATCAGATGTATTTCTATAATGCGTTTTTAAATAACCACTTACGGGTTGAACATCAACTATACTACCCGTGCCGACGTTTATTACTTTTGAACCAGAATAAGGTTGTATATTTAATTTAGTTTCGGTATATGTTTGTAAATCCGTAACATATCCACCTCTCGGGTCACCTGCTCCTGTTGTTGATGCTGTCACTGCGAATTTTCTTACAACTCTTTCTTTTTCTTCCGTAATTAAATCAATTCTAATTCTTTCTTTAACTATTCTATTATCCTTATCAAAGTAAGTTCTAATTGCATGGCCGTTTTGTGCATATATACCAAATCCAATAGTTTCATAATCAGTTTGTCCAATTACTTTTGCAATATCATAAACATCCGCTTCAGCTAATATTGTTGAATCACCCAATTCGGCATTTATTGATACTTCTTTTTGATAATAATCCGAAATTAATATTAAATTATCATTTGTTATCAAAGAATCGTATTGATAGTTTTCAGCATTAACTTCACTAACCGATGCTGTATAAATTGTTGCATCGTATTGATAATTTTCACCTATTAAGTTTTCCGATAAATTACCATCTACAATTGCATCATATTGTGAATTTTCTGCAATTAAATTTGTAGTATCTTCAAAATGAATTGATGATGTATATTGATTATTTTCTCCTGTTGGTTTTTTATGTTGAACTTTACTTCTTTCTAAAAAGTGTGGTTCAATTAATAAACCAGTAGTTGCTTTAACTCTTGCAGGTAACATTTTCTTAATATCATCAAACATAGATTTCTCATATAATTTGATTAAATTAATGTATGCGTAAATATCTCTACCATCAAATCTTTCAAAATAATACTTTCTCAAATCATCTAATCTTCTATAATTTGATTTATATCTATCTGAAGGGTCTCCAATATAATCATCTAAATTAATTCCACCTAAAGATTTTGCAATATCAAAATTTAATTCTTTTGTAGGTGAGAAAAATAATCCAACTCTATTGGAATCGGTAGGTGATTGGTCAAATGATTTTTTAGTTGCTCTATTTTTTACTGATAAATCAACACCAATGTTACTTCCAGAAATTTCCTGGCCATCCAATGTATATTGTGATTCAAATCTAACTTTGTTTGTTGAATATCTACTTGCACCCATATCAGGTATTTCTAATACGACCGTCCTATCAACTGCTTCAAATTGATATGGATATGTTGTAATAGATGTTGGGAAATATGCCGATGCGGATAATAATGGTATTGTATTTACCGAATACAATGGTTCGGTAGAACCATCTTCATAATCGTTCCTTGTCAAACTTCCACTAAAATATACGTTTGTATCAACGTTTGGTAATGTATCGTATACCGCTAAATTTTTAGGATATTCAAAATCCAAACGGAAATATAAATCATCCGTAGATGCTGAAACGTGGTTACCATTTATCATTTCAGGGAATGAAACGTGTTCAAAAAATCTTTCTTTATCCAAAGGTGTAGACCATAAACGGAATTCATCTAAACTACCAATATAATTTCCACCAATTTGTATTTTTGAACCACTTTCCCAGTTGGATGCTGCCAAGTTTAAACTACTTGTATATTGGAATATACTTCTTTCTTTATCGGCTTGTCTTAAATTTAAAGACATTGTAACCGCACCATTACTTCCGGTTTCTCTACTAACTTCTATACCAAAAAATCTTTCATTGAATATTGGCAATAAAGATGATTCTATTCCAGTAGATACATTTGATGATGATATATTTAATTTAACCTTACCATAACTACTATCAACGGAACCACTCATAGTTACATTCCATTGGCTTCCTGATATTATTGTGTAATTACCACTATATGCCGGCTTAACAAACAACTCAATGGTATCGGGTTTTCTACCTTTATCGGTATCTTGCCAACTCATTGATAAGAAAGAATTATTTTCCATTACAAGAGCGGTTGTAATATTATCCATTACCAATTTACTCTTTGTAGTTTCGGTTACTTCTGGTCCACCAAATTCTAAAATTGAAAGATTTGAAGATGGAACACCATAACATGCCATAATAGCATATATACCTCTTCTTGTACCTTTGTGTTTTAATAAATAAGGTAAGTTATTTACTATTCTTCTCCAAACATCCGTTGTTCTATCTTTAGCAGCTTTTGCATTTTTCTTATTACCATCAATATCTAAACCAAATGCATATTCCCACAATTGTTTATCTGCTGCTAAGTTTTTAGCATCCCAACCAAACGATTTGAGTGTATCGAATAACATTTTGTCCGACATACCATTTTTCGATTTATATCCCAACCCTCTGCTTTTTTCAATTGCTTTGGTGTGATAATAGATGTTATCAAAATGATGTCCAATCATTGCAAAGAATAATAATAAACTTGCATTATCTTCGTTGTTTACAATAAATTGTGGTATATTGTTTTGAATATAGTTTGGATTATTTTTATCATAATCAACTGCTAATGATATAATTGTATCATACCAACCTGTATTTGCATTATTTG